TCCAGAGGCAGAGGATACAGTTGTTATAGTTCCGTCTGCGATAGCATAGACACTTTTTCCTACAGAAACACTCCCAAAATCTACAGCCTTGTTAGATGTATTCTGGTGATAGGTTTGACTAATCCAGAGAGTTCCAGTCTTGAACGGGTTTGAAAATTTCATTGTTTTTATATAACAACTTAATTCGGCGATATGATTTTACTCCAAATAAAAGAGGCTATTGCACTAGCAAAAGCACTCGCAATCCCTATTACTCCCAAGGCTTTGTTCTGGAAAGCCTGTAGGGCATTGACATCACACTCCACTCTTTCTATTCTCTTTATCATTTTATCCTCCACCCTTTCTACTGCCTCGTATATATCTCTAAGAGAAACACTGTCTTTGTCGTTCATAGTTTGTCTAGTACATAAACTAATATTTGAAGTATGTTAAGTGCCACCATAACCCACAACCACCTGTCAAAATGCGAGTATATCTTTCTTAAATCTTCTCTTAATCCATTGGTCGTAGAGTCCATTTTCATTTCTAACATAATTAGTTTCAAATAGACATCTTTTGCTGTTATTCTCCTGTTCTCTACCATTTTAGACAAATCCAAATTAAAATAGCCGTTATCTGTATCCTATATATCCATATTAGCACAAGTAACAAAATTGTAACAAGAATATGTAATAAAAGTTTTCTCATATTGTGTCGGTTTGGCATTTTAGGTTATTTTTACCATCTATATCCGACTACTTTCGTAATTTTAGGTATAAACTTTAAATCACTAAATGACACAACACTTGACGAAGTCGTATCAGTTGAATAGTTAACACCACTACCAGATATTGTAAGTGAAGTCCCAGACAAACTTAATAGTGCGCCAGCAGTTCTAATCTTGTATAAAGAATCAATAAATCCTAGGTCAACAGCGGGAACAAGCATTCTTGATAATGCAGTATGAAACTTAGTGTAGTAATAAGGTGTCCCAGATATACCACCCACAGAATTCCCCTCATACCAAATATCCAAATAGTCAAAGTGTGCAGATGTTTCTGGCAATGTAACACTTGCAGATGGAGTTCCACTAAATAAAGTAACCTCTCTTTGAGGAAATCCCTGTGGAGTTTCTACCTTACTAAAGTATGGAGAAGTAATTGTTGCGTTTGCCAAAGTATATATACCAAGACCATCAACTGTAATAGTTGTATTAGGAGATGAATAACTTACTGCTATTATGTTAAAGTATTTATCAGTTGTTTGTGTGAGTTTAATTTTGTCATATACCTGATACTTTCCTCTCTTATCTCCACTAATTGTAAAAGTTGTTGCACTAGCATAAGTCCAAGTTTCGTCGGCTTCTACCCACCCATTTCCCAAATATCTTTTTAGAGTTTCAAGCATTACCATTATGTTATTGCTTTAGAAGTTAATTTAGTTGGTCTATCCCCATAAACTGTTGTATCAAGTTGTCTTCTTAAATTAGTCAAACTCCTACCTGTTATTTCCCTTAAATCACTTACATAAATTATAGCTCTCTCGGGTGTGTATTGCACAGAAGTTATTACCATGTTATCACCAACCACGTCAGAATCGTTTAAATTGAGTATCTTACAAGTGTGTCCTGGCTCTATACTTTCTATGTCATAACCAGCACCCAAATTGTTGTCTTTTACTTCAAACCTCATAGATACATTAGGATTCTTGTAAGCATTGATATACGAATCCCCTAGTGCGTCTGCACCAGCAGAAGTTGTTACTCTACCATCAGTATTCGCTTCAAACCTATTCCAGTATGAATTGATAGAAGTAGTATTGTAGTACCTATTGCTTATGAAGTTGGTATCATCAGCCATTAAGCCATTCCAGAAGATAAACTCATTTTTAATATCGTCAGCACTTCTTGTTATTTCTAAAGAAGAAATATCCTTTCCAAAAGTAAACAAGTGAGTAGGAGTTGTTGCATACTCTCTAAAGTAAAACACATTATCAGCGTCTACATACCAGTACCAAGTTGCTCCAGCCATTTCCCTTGCTCTCTCTATTGTTTCTAAACAACTCTTAGCATTAGAAGTATACGAGATATCGCTTCCCGTAATGTCTACTGTACCAGTTCCATAATTGATCCTCTCCTCACTTACTGTACTTCTGTACTTATCAATCACATCTTTAACCAATTCACCAGCAGTCAAAGAGTTTCTAACCATTGATATATCAGTACCATTCCAGTCTAGTGTGAAAGCAAGTCTACTTACATATCCCAAAACATCTAGTTTTATTCCTTGATTACTTCCGTCTATGAAACTTGTAATACTTGATACATACCCAGAATATATCTTCTTACCACTTGTATCCTTGTCTTGAACCCATACCTGTATTTCGTCTAGTAAATTGACGTCCTCTCCAAGTCCAAAATTATCAAACTTTCTTGGTAAGGTTATTGACAAAGCACCAACACCACCATTGATAGTCTTGGTAAAAGCATACCCACCTATCGGGTCGTAGTTTCCCTTAAAGGTTGTTCCTGCTCTGTCATAAATCTTAACCGAATATTTCTTTTCATTCTTTCCCTGATAGAATGGTATAGCAACAGGATTGGGCTTTCCATAAGAGTAAATACCCCTTTCTGATTGACTTGCACCAGAAGTTGTATAAATACCTCTTTCCGAAGATACAACCCCACCACCAATACTTCTTAAAAGTCTTTCCGAACTGTCGGTCAACTTTCCCCTTGAGTATATGTTCTTCTCTGAATTGCCATACTTAGTAGTTATTAATACATGGTCTGTTGCTTGAATCTGATTTGTGTAAAGTGTTTTTCCTGAAGTAGTAAGTCCTTGCCAAGCAGTTTGAGAGGTAGAATCTGGTGCATAACCATACAAAAGTCCTAGTCTTCCTAAAGGTACACTCCAACTTACATTGTTGCTTCCAAACCACCCTGTGCTATCGGGAAGTATTAGAGAAGTTAAACTACTACAATTGTAAGCATAGGTAGACATAAAAGAACTCCCTACACTTGTTAACCCTGAAGTGTCTGGAACTGACAGACTTGCTAAATTACTACAACCTTGAGCATAGGTAGACATAAAAGAACTCCCTACACTTGTTAACCCTGAAGTGTCTGGTACTGATAAACTTGTTAAATTACTACAACCATAAGCATAGTAAGACATAAAATTATTTCCTACACTTGTTAACCCTGAAGTGTCTGGTACTGATAAACTCGTTAAACTACTACAACTACTAGCATAGGAACCCATAAAATAATCCCCTACACTTGTTAGTCCCGAGGTGTTTGGTGCTGATAAACTTGTTAAATTACTACAATTATTGGCGTAGGCAAACATAAAACGATTCCCTACTGTACTTATAGGGGTAGCGGTAGTGTCCCACGCAACGGTAACACTTGCTTTTATGTTAGGAAGTATAGCAGTACTACTAATACTCATACCCGACAAGGGGGTTCTAAATTGGTAGGTGGTACTAGCATTTAGTGTACAGTCGGTAGTCAACCAAGTACCAGAAGTACCAGCTCTCCATTGGGTAGACTTAACCATTGCCTTTGTAACAGAGGTTGCGTCACTTGCCACTACTATTGTTGCTATTATTGCGTCATACGCTTGTGCCATTGTTATTTAGTTTACAAATATCTTTTTCTATACTCTCCTAAAACATCATACTTAACACTTAAACTTGGCTGAATATATACTGCGAAAGCACTACAACCTGTTATAGCACTACTCCAAGTTGTTCCATTATTAGTTGAGTATTTAGTGTCCCCATAAGTACCACTTGTGTTATACCCCCAGAATTGGTGATAACTTCCAGCAACAAATGGGGTATCAAGCACTATCCAATAAGTAGTAGAAGCGTTAAGTGCGCAACTGAATGTAAAATCATACCAAGCATAGTTAGAACCTGTTATTGTCTTAACCGAAGTAGCCACCAAGGTATTGGGTGCTGTTGAAGCGTTTGAATATATTTTAACAGTAGCAACTGAAGACGGGGCTAAAGTTTCTTTTAAGTAAAGACTCACTTTAGTTAGCGTTCCAGCATTAGTAGTCGTAAAAGAAGTAGCCCATTGTGTAACAATAGTTTTAGTAGTAAAAGAGTATTCCGTTCCATACACAGTACCAGCACTGTTTGTTGCGTATGCTCTCCAATAATACAAGGTGTTAGCAGTAAGTCCTGTTAGATTAGCACTAAAAGAACCCAATCCCGTACCCATATCAACCTTGCTTCCAGCGATAGTAGGACTACTAGAAGTACCATACACAATACCCCTTGCTGATACATTAGCCCCACCTGTTGCAGTAACACTACCACTACAAGTTGCTGTTGTTGAGGCTATGTTACTTGAACTCCCAGAAACTACTGTAGGAGTTGTTGCCAAAGTGTCAAACTCGTATACCACACCATAAGAAGTACCAGCCTGATTAGTAGCCCACGCTCTTACATAGTAGTGCGTTGCTGGTGCTAAACCTGTTATGGCTTCACTAAAAACCCCAGTACCACTTCCGTCTACAAAGGTTGCCTCTGTATTCTTAGAAGGAATAGTCACTGTACTTGAATAAGCATACCCTCTTGAATCTACTGTACCCCCTCCAGCACTTGTTACATTACCACCAAAGGTTGCTCCTGTTGTCGTTATAGAAGACGGAGTAGTCGTTGTTACTGTTGGTGCTACTACTGATACACTTCCATAAGCATAGAAAGCAAAATCCTTGCCCCAGTCTGTCCAAGCACCACCTGAATACTTATAGAACCCTGCACCTCCACTATATCCAGCAGTTGAACCTCTCCACCATGCTACTGTATTGTTTTCACTTGTTCCATTGTGAGTTAATACTATTGCATACCTGGCCCCTCCTGTAACTGGTATATCAGCCCAATCAAAAGTGTAATAGGTTACTCCAGAAGTAGTTATTGCAGACGCAGCGTATGTTGTAGATCCAAGTGGCGAACCTGTCGGATACCCTCCTGAGGTGGCATACAAAGCGACTGTAACATTACCACTTACAGTTCCAATTCTAATAAGGGGTATTGTTACAGAGTCAACTCTATCATAGCCGACTGGTACAACGAATGTTTGAGCAATAGCAGTACCATTATATCCGACAGAGTAATTAGTTGTTGCTGTGTAAGACGCTATTAGTGTACTCATTATACTTCTCCTGTTAAATTAGCATTTTGTATTAATTCATCAATAGTTTCCAAGGTTGAACCTGCAATAGAAACCTGTATATCATTTTTCCCAAGTGTAAATCTAGGTAAAACATCATCATAATCAACAGCCGTACCATTTGCCAAAACCTCTCTTTTGTATGTATCAATTACTATCTTATCTCCTGCGGAGTATGTTCTTGCTATACCAATTTCGTCTCCAGTAGTTACATTTGTAAAAGTTATGTTTGTTACATTAGTCGCAGAAGTAACATTAATAGTAAACTTAGGAAGTGGACTGTATGAACCCTCAAAGGTAACATCATCTGCATAAGTAATAGCAGTCAATCCTGTTACACCTAAGACTGTATAATCTCCAGTAGATTCTGCAATCCCCTCATAGGCAAATACCGAGAGTGTAAAACTGGCTCTTGATATGTCGTAATGTTCCATGTTGACATCAAAGTCCTCTACAAAACTTCTGAAGTTTCTTGTCTGAACCTCGTCCTGCCAGATAATCCCACCCAGTCTAAAATCACTCTTGTCTTCACTCATTAATGCACCGTAGTTTATCTTAATACTCAAATACTCTCCTATTGAGTATGGGTCTATCACTCCCGTTACAGCCATTTCCTCTATCATGAAACTAATATAATTCCAACCTACTTCAAATGGAGTGTCATCATACTGATTTTTTACAGTACCACTATAATAATTAGAAGTATCATTTCCTACTTTAAGTTCTATTCCTGTAACACCAGAAGTTTGTGGTAAGTATACCCATGCTTCAAAAGCCCCAGTTGTGCCATAGGCAGACAGATTCTGCTCTACTCCTGTTTCTGTGTAGACACCACTATACCCATTGCCTAAACTCACATCAGCATTAAACTTTATTGATCCGTCTTCATATTGAAAACTCTCGCTATCAAAAGAATTAGTTGTTGTATCTCCTTGTATCTGCCAACCTGTACCGTCTTTTAAGTCTGTGAACACAAGATAATTAGTGGATATTCTAAAGTATCTATCTTCTTTGCTAAATGCCTTAGAATATTCGTTGATTACTTCCTCTAAACTCAAATCTGCTGTTGATCGGATTACTCCACTTGCACTTAAAGTTCTATCGCTTACCTTCTTATCCACAACTGTACTTCCAGGGAATCTTGCATTATTTATTCTCTGAATCTGTGAATTACTCCCTCTAAATCCAGATATCTGGCTTATACCCATTTTACTGTTACTTAGATTTTGTGAACCGTATAATACTAAACTACTCATAATAAGTTATAATTAGCTAATCTATTTTGTCGTGCAGTAGCCTCATTTACTGCCTCTACAATACTTGCTTTTAAGTTATCCACGCCATACACAGGAGAGTTGAGGTTAATAATTATGTCTCCACCACTTGCCATTTGCTTTGAATCTTTATTGTTATACACATGGCTTCCTCTTGGAAGATTGACCAGCTCTGGTCCAGCCTCTCCTACTAGAGTCATTCCACCACCAGATACTCCACCTGTGGCTCTCTTATCAAACCAGGATTTAACAAGCGATACAGGATTGTTAGCAGGTGTATTCTTGTTAAGTTCTTTTATCTTGGTAATCAAACTACTTACCTTTGTTATTACAGAGGAAAGAATATCTGAAATCCCAGCTAGAATGACAGCCCAACCTGTAAGCATTGTAAGAAGAGTATCAAGTGGGCCAAGAGCATCTCCAGTTGCTGCTTTCATGAATCCTGTCCAAGCCTTAGAGGCTTTTTCTATAGAATCTTTAAGTCCTATCTCGTCTCCAGCCATTAAATCCACCCACTTTGCTATCTTCTCTAGAATATCAGATAGTGGACCAGAAAGTTTCACTATAGCCTCATCTTTTAAGTTTACTATCTTGGACTTTAGCACCTCTGCCTTCTCTGAAGCAGTAAGCTGAACATCTCCGTATTCAGCAGCTATCTTTGCACCGTCTGCTATTGCAAAGTTAAGCAAGGCTTGTGTCTTCTCCGCTTCTCCCATCTTCTCCATTGATGCCTTTATCGCATCTGGGATTTTGATACCTAAGTTGTCAAGAATAAGAGGAGAACCCCTACCAATACCTGTTACAATATCATTGAAGGCTTGTGTCATGTCCAGTCCCATTTCCCTACCTCTTAACCTTGCGGTTATCATTAACTGTGAGAGTTTGTCTACATCGTTTGTTACTCCAAGAAGTGCTGCTCTGTTTGCAGTTTGCATCAAGTCAAAATCGCTAACCATTCCCTGAGATGCTTTCCTGAAGGAGCTTAACGCCTTCTCCATGTTTCCGAAGTTTCTCTCAAAACCTAACGCTAATCCCTCTATCTTTCCTGCTCTCTCTGCCATCTTTAGAATAGCGACTGTAGCACCTGTTATTGCAGCTGTAGCCGCTGTAACCGCCAAGGCAACCTTACTGAACCCAGCCTTTACGCTTTCGGTTGCACTTCCAGATGATGATTGTAGTTTCTTCAGTCCCGCAGAGGCTTTGTCATCTAAATTGACTTCAATTAGGACTTTCTTAGTTTCTGCCATTTCTTGCCATATCTTTTAGTTTAGCTCTCTTCTCCTCCATTTGCTCTACCTGTGCATCCACCCTATTTATCTCTAGTAACATTCTTATCCAATAAGCGTCTTCTTCTAGTATTTCACTTGGAAGTTTGTGGTACTTCTGGCATAGTCTTTCTACTATAACTTCAAAAGGTACTTTACTTCTTCCATATAGAATCGCTCCTTCTATCTGTCCTCGCACTTCTTCTATTTTATCTGTGTAAAAAAATCTGTTACAACCTCTATTACCTTATTTTGTACCTTTCCATAATCTTCCATGCTTAGATTGTCTAGAAAATCGTAATAACCCAAGCTACCATCTATATCGTCTACTTTTAAGCATAGTACATTAAACAATGCGGGTACATTAGCCATAAAACTCTTAGCCTTTATATCTACCCCTTCATCGTATACTATGCCCTGTATTAACCTGAACTCCTTTCCCTTAAACTCCTTTAAGAAGTAGTAGGTATGTTCTCCTATCTTCACTTCCTCACACTCTCTACCTTTTATCTCCATTTCATTTACTTACTAAACTTAAAGTGTAGTCAATACACCAATCATTACTCCGTTTGTTTCATCTGCATAGTTTGCTGTAAATCCAAATGTCTGTGTTACTATTCCATCCAAGTCTGTGCTTCTATTCCAATTCTGGAACAATACACTTGGGAACTTCAATACCCATGACTTAACACCGTTGTTCATAGTAATCTGCATTGCTTTTGCTGTATCTGCTGCTGCGAAGTCTTTGTAAGTTGTAGCATCAAATGTAGCTGTTATCTCTCCTGTTATACTTAGTCTTCCGTTTTGAATATCGTCTGGTTCTGTACTTCCCAAAGCCCAGTCAATTACTGCGTTCTTTTCAATGTTCAACTGGAAGTTCTTTACTGTCATTGCTGTTGGACTAGACAAACCTGCGTAGTTTGTAGCATATCCAAATGTTACATTGTCAGGAGTAAATAGCTTTGCTGTGGTTGAGTAAGAAGGCGTTAGTGTTCCTGCTGTTTCTTTCTTAGCAATGAACTCCAAAGAAAGATTCACATAATCGTCTGTGTTACAGGTGATTGTTGCTGTATTTAACATACCCATTGCATAGGTATTGCCTCCTTCAACTGGATCGGCTGTTGCTATCGTGTAAGTATTATGAATGTTCGTGTTAGCTATGGTATAAGTACCAGCAGTATCTGCCTGTCCAAATATCATTCTATTAAGAGGTGTTAAGAAGCTATCATACAGTCTCATTGTAACTGTACCTTGAGAATATTCTTTTGCAACATCCTCGGTATTAACTCCTTCTATTCTCCCAAGTCCAGAGTTATCAGTAACCAACTTAGTTACAGGAATGAATCCCTGCCCTGTATGTGGATACCACTCACTTGTTGTCGGGTCTACCTTAGTCCCTCTCACACTCTCGACTGCAAATGCAATCTCTTGCCTTGCTCCTACATGCTCGTTTGCCATTACTTTAAGTTATTTAATTTAATTATTTCTTCCTCAGTTAAGACTTTTCCCACACTTGGTACAAAGGCTTTAACCTCAGATTTATCTGTCTTTTGTTTTGATGTTCTAGTCACGGTTAATTACTTCCTTAAAAATTAATGTTATTGTCCTCTTGTAAAGATTCAAGTTTTCATCAAAGTCATCTACATAACTGGGACTGTATGTCCAGTCTACACCAAGAGTTGTTAATGTAGACAAGTCAAACAAATCAGTTTTAACATAATCCCATGCTTCCCTTAACCTAAGCATTGCTTCCTCAACTTTTTCTCCTTCGGTTTGTTTATCTATTGTACCATAATTGACACATATACTTACAGATATATTCGTATTGAACTCTAAAGTCCTATTAGTAGCACTATTTCCTTCACCTGAATCATCTAATATAACTACAAAAGGATACCCATCATCTTGAAGCCAGTTAGGATATGTGTAAACCCCCTTAAACTTCGTTGTACCAGTACCATCAGTGGATGTCCACGACATGTTGGTAAAATAAGTTTTAAGATTACTCATTACTGTTGTTATGTTCATTTTGTGTAAGCGTCAAGTAAATATTTTATCCTCTCTGGCATTAAGTCTTTGTTAAGCCTTTCTTCTATCTTAGTAATTTGTTTTTCACCCCCTCGTCTGTACTTCTCAGTTCCCCTTTGTGCTATTTTTCTGGCTATTAGATATCCTGCTCCCTTATCCATACCATGTAACATTGCCCATCTTTCCAAAGGTTCTACTGGAGGAAACCTTCCAGGCTTTCTTCCATACTCCAAAACAATATCGCCATAACTATTACTTCTAATTTCTACCTTGTTGTCTGTTGCTACTCCCATTACACTACCCTCTAATTCTCCTGTTGTTCTATGCTCTGACATTTCTTGTATGACTTCTTTAACAAGTTCATTCTTAATGATTATCATTGATTGTTTCTTGGCTCTGTCTCTTTCTGGCTGATTTCTTACCCAGTCTGTTACTTCTTTCATGTTAAGATTCATAGTAAAAGCCATTAGATCTGTCTCCTCAAAATTAAATGATAAGCATTAAACAACTGATTAAACTTTGGTGTATTAGTAACTATGTATGTACCACCATTCCATACAACCTTGTCTGATTTCTTAAAAGCACTTGCATTGGTATATCTTCCATCTACATTCGCAACATACTCTCCTGCTTCCTGTCCTAGAATAGCAATAGTATCCTCGCCTCTTCTGATAATGTGCATGTTAATTGTGAAATCTGCTGTTGTGGGGTACGAGGAAGTCTTCGTAGAATCACTATCGTCTATGTGATATACACTTGCTAACGCTTCATGTTCTTTGTATAAACTCATTATACTGACACACTAAAATTTATATTTCCTTTGTTACTTACCATGTTAAATATCTCCATTGCTCTTAACTTCAACTCAGTAGGACTACTCAACTTTAGAGAAGTTCCACTACCATAACTAACCGACATACCTTCTTCACTCTTGCTTACCACTAAATTGGCACTATTATCAGCATTGATTATTCCCTTTGTTACCTGATACTCTGCTAAAGCCCAAAATACTATTCCTAAATTAGCATTCGCAGGATGATTCAAGTCTTCATTTTCCTTAACAACCCCATTAAACTTGTTGTATCTGGCTTTATACCTAAACTCGTAAGTCCCTGCTGTTATGAAGTCTGTATCTAAGAATAAAATCCTTTTACCTCCATCAGTTTGCCAGTATATATTCTCATAATCTAACCCTAATTCAGTATCAAGAATCGTAACAATATCGTAACTTAAATCCTTATATCCTGCTGTTATATCCGAAGCAGTAATAGTTACATCTTCAACGACAATGTTATTTAGAACTTCACTTGCCTTGTCAATCCCTAAGTCTAGGAAAGCGAGAGATTCCAAGTCTGGTAGAAAGTAATCTCCGTCATAATCTCCTGTGGTGTCCCCTATAAACTGTCTAAACATTTTGTATATATCAGCAGCCATTGTTTTAAGTTATTAATTTATTTATCTAATTTAGTAACCTTTCCTTCTTCAAATTTCTTAGTACCTTCCTCTGCTATGATTCTTTTAGTACCAAGTTTCTCAAGTTTCTTAGCATAGGATTCGTAAGTCATATAGGTTTTACCAGTCTTTTTATCCTGTACTAAATAGGCTTTTTGTTCTCTACCTTGCCTGTCTTTCATTAATTAGACCAATCAATTTAGTCTTAGCGAACTTCTTTTCGGTGTCACTTAATTTTACACCTTCTTGGGTAGCAACTCCAATTATTTGCTCTTTTGTCATTTCTGGTTTTATTACTGCCTTACTCTCAACATTCATTTCTGCTATCTTATCAAGGGTTTTTGTCAAACCACTTGCTCTCTTAATCTCAGCCATGCTTATTGGTGGCTTTGGACTTTGTATTGGAGTCTGCACAGGATGTTGTGCTAAATACTCCTCATCAGTAACTACATTAGGAAACTTCTTGAGTATCTCACTTCTAAGTCTTTGCGTCTCCGTATCAGTCATAAGAATCCCCGTTGTTATTCCATTCATTAGTTCACTTGAAATAGACAACACTTCTCTGGCTTGTCTAAAACCAGATTCCTCTAGCCTTGCTGGTAGATCAACTACTCTACCTTCTTGATTGACTATAAACATATTAAGTAACTACTAAATTTATATAATTTTCCAACTCCCCAATTATCTTTGCCCAATTAAACTTATTATACACCTCTTGGCTTCCCCTTTTAGCCAATTCTCTAATTTCTTGCTCATGCTCAAAGCAGTATCTCATTTGTTTTTTAACTCCTGTAAGACTTGGAGCTATCATGTATCCTGGATATCTAGGAGATGCGTTTATATATCCGTCAATACCACAATCAAAGTATCCAGTTCCCCACTGTTCTTCCATAGCCATTTGCTTTGGCATAATAACTGGTATACCCTGGGCAACACATTCCATACTAGGTAGAAACCAACCCTCTCCCCTAACTGGAAAGACTCCACAGTCTGCTCTTTCTAACATATCAACCATAGCTTCGTCTGATATATGTCCTAGTATCTCTTCAACATTATTAAAAGGAAGTGTTCCATTGGGAGCATTAACTGGAAGTAGGTAATCTGCATTATCCCTTTCTCTAGCTTTGAGTATTAACCTCACTGGCTCTGTTTCACTAAACTCTTCTAAGAATGCACCTAGTACAATTTCCCACCCCTTTCTCCATTCGTATGCATTGTAATGTAAGAAGGTAAATACTCCATCATCCCTTCTTGGTTTGTATTGCCACCTATCGTCAATTCCATGATGCCAAACTTCAGAACGAATATCATCCCTAGACAAAACCCACCTTGTGAATTTAGTAGCAGTTAAAACTAAGTCTATCTTAGCTTCTTTAATCGCCTTGAGATATGTTTCAGGATATCTACTAGACTCCCAAACTGTATAATATATCAAAGGAGTATTAGGAAATTTCCTTCTAGCATCCACTGCTTTATCTGGGATACCATAAGTAATACAAACTTCTGGATTACTATCCACTAGCTGATGTCCTGCTTTAATAAGTTCTCTTTTAATACCTTGTCCTAGAATTGAAAATCCACCATTCCTACTTTCTGTGTAATCAAAGTATATCCTCATTATCGTACAGTTATCTTATATATATCAGGAGCATCTTCTGCTTCTTTCCATTTATGAAAAACCTTAACCTCTCCACTACATTGCATGAAGCCTACACTTCTTAGAAAAAACATTTGAGATTTGTGTACATACCATCTTTCTCCAGGATAGCACTCTCTTGCTCTACCATCCTTACAAATGGCTATAAAACGCTTAACTTTATCTGGATCAGGTGTAACCCAGATATATTCGTTTCTTAAATCAATACCCATACAAAGAGAAGTGAGAATCCTCACTCCCCTTCTGTATTGGTACTATACTAATACATCGAATAGTAAAGCACTTCTTACTACACCAACTCCGTAGATAGAATCTACTGAAACACTCATACCTCTTTCAGTCTGAGAGTATCCAACAATACTTCTCATGGAGTATATTAGATTTCCGTTGTCATCTTCTTTGTTCATTGGTTGAATCTGAACACCAGTTCCATATCCTGCTGGAAGTCCACTTGTAGACATATCTACAAATGCAATTCCCATAGCTTCTCTCTGGAATGCTAAGCAGTGCTCACCTGCTGGAGAACCTGCTACTGCTGGGATTAGATTGCTCTTGAATACTTGGAATCCACCTAGGTTTCCTATGAATCCATTTCTGAACATAGACTGGTCTCCACCCTCAATAGAATATTGAGTTAATTGAGCCAAGTTCCATAAGTCATAGTATCCCTCTGGTCCAACTATTAAGTATGAAGGCTCATTGCCTCTCCACTTTGCTTCCATTGCATCCTTTTGTAAAGTCCCTAGTAAAGCCATGTCAATTCCTGCTGTTGCAGTACCCTTTGTTGCTCCTGCACTTGCATACAGAGCAATTACTGAGTTTTCAATCGCTTCTGCAAGTGTTGAACCTGCGTCTACTAGATACCCCTCTATTGTGGATGGGTCAAACAAACCACCATAGTCCTCAACTAAGAAGTCTACTGTCTGGTGTGTTGATATTGCAATGTCTGCTTTGGTTGTTGCAGCCTGTTGATAACTTGCTGCAGTTCCTGGGGTTTTGGTAGCTGCACTTAAAGCACCTCTTATAGGTACTCTAACATTCTGACTCATTCTTGTTCCTTGATTTCTAGCCTCTTGAGAGTAGTTTGTTATTAAACTTGTAACAACAAGATTTGCATTTAATCTCTCAAGTCCTTTTGCCATTGCATAAGGATTTACAGCATAGGTCATGTCTCCAGAACCTGAAGCACTGTCAATATATATATTACCTGCCATTTTATTGTCCTCTAAAAATTATTAAAGCCTCTAAACTTTAATTATTTCTTGAATAATTCTGGATGGTCTAGTACATATTGCATATTAGTAACATCTCCACTACCAGCACCAAGTCCTTTTGGTCGTGAGTCCGTTGTCTTAGGAACTGCACTTTCCAACAACTGTTGTACTGATTCCAATTCTGTTTTAACAACTTCTTCTACATTCTCAGAACTTGCACTGACTCGTGTCTTGAGATATCTCTTTACTGGTTCTGCAACATCTAGTCCATCTATAATATTATTCTTCGCAATCTCGGACTTGCTGAGAGCCAATTCTTTTTCTAGCGATTGTAACCTATTATTTAAGGCTTCCACTGGGTCTACATCTGAGACAGTGTTATCTTCGCCAAGCAAAGATTGTAATTGCTTCTTTACATCGGTTTTCTCATTCAACTCCTTTTGAAGTCGGCTGATTTGCCCTTGTAAAGATTTAATCGTGTCCTCGCTTCTATCGTCTCTGTTGCTTTTATCCTCAACTGCGTTTGGAGTTTCAGGTATAGGCTCAGACTTAGATTCTACTTTTTCTATTGGTGTCTCCTTGAGAGTCTCAATAGTAGGCGTAGATACCTTTTCTGTATCCTTCTCTTTAGTGTCCATTTAACTAAAGTATTAATTTATATAGAGCTATGTTTAAGTATATCATAATCATAACTTTTTTGTAACATTATATTAAATGATTACAATCTTGTTATGAGTTTCTACTGTCTTTATAGGCGGTTTTCCACCATTCTCACTTCTGTATAACTGCAGATTTCTTTCTAAAGTATCCACCCTCCCCTGAGTACCTGCTACCTTTAAGATAGTCTCTATGCGGCATAGACAGTTGTGTGCTATAATGGAGTTAGCAGTATACCAATGTCCTACTGTCTCTAAATTATAAACCTTACCCTTAAAACGCCTAATCTTAATATCAACTATCTTATCAGGGAATATAACAGAGGTGTCTCTGAGTTTACCCTTCATAAGGAACTTAAAATCTCCAGATACAAAGTTAGGAAGATTCTCTTGGCTAACAAGGTTCAAATAAGAAGTCATAGTGAAAGACAAAAGGCTATCTACAAGTTTAAGCCCAAAGACTGGGGTAAACAAATTACCAAGAATGCTCATGACGCTGTTAGGGGTAAGAAGTGTGGAGAGGATGAACTTATAAAGAGAGCCAAGCATAACGAACTTTATAAACCCAATCAATCCAGATACGAACTTGCTATTGCCAAAGAACTTAGAAACAAAGGCTTTAGTGTTGTTGAGCAGTTTGCTATTGGAAAGTATAATATTGACTTTCTTGTAGAAGACACCATCGCCGTGGAAGTCTACGGAGGTTGGCACTCCACTAAGAGTCATACTATCAGAGATAACTACATCCTTGATAAGGGATTTTACAGGTTTACTATCTGGCTTAACACTAACAAGGCTTTCGAACCTACTACCTGTGCTGACAAGATAATCACCTTTCTTGAGGACATTCGCACTAATAAAGCCATTGATAGAGAGCATAGGGTGATTTGGTGTGACGGACAATTTCGTACCTTTCTCGGTCGTGATGTCCATAATATCCCCATCCGTTTCAGAGATAAACTTGGCAGATACACCAGTACCAAAAGCTAAAGTGTCTTCTGTGAAACAATTTGGATGAAACGTTGGGAGTGGTGCTTCCTCTGCTCTGTAAGTTCCCTGCATAGTATCACAGATATCATATATTCTATGTGCTGGAGATAAACTTACTTTAATAAATGCTTCTGCGTTAGGTAAATAGTCTGCTTCAGCAATAATAGTATCTGCTTTAGCATGAGAATAAGAATAACTCAATTCTGTCTTGGCTACTCTTGTAATAGAACTCTTTGGCACTCCTGTTGTAACCACCTTTTCTATGTTTTCTGCTAACTTATATGCGTTGTCTCCATTTTGGATTGCTTTGTACACCTCTTTAGTGATTGCTTCCTTGTCTTTAACACTCCATATCCTATCAGAGAGTCTTACACCGTCAACACCAACCCTGTTAATATAATCTAAGGCTAGTCTTTGGTCAATATTAAGAAAATCAAATGCACTACTTCCCATTATGTTAACACTGTTCCTTACAGCGTGAGCAACCCCTATTCCTATTAATTCTTTTATTCCAGTTGATATGTAATCAAACATTTCGTCTTTTAAGTCTGTGTCAATCTTGCTTTCTAGATTTGATATAAGCACTCCAGCGTCTCTAGCAGAACCCAGATCATACCTATCTTGAAACAAAACCTCTATTAATGCTGGTGCTTGTAATTCTTGTCTAGTCAATACCCCCTTGTATATTCTTTCTAAGGTATTGATAAACTCTAATCTTTGTAAGTCTGTTAATCTACTCATGTTTTATCTTCCCAAGTTGAACCA